GCGGACAGGACACGCTGCTATTTGAGGACATCCTGCCCCACGTCTCCCCGATTGCTTACCTAGACGAACCGCGCTATCACAAGCGACTGCACGCGGGTTCGCTCACGGCCTCACCTGAAACCGGCTATGGCTCGGCCTATCGGACGGAAGTCGTGGCACACAACCGCGACGTGGCGACTCACTGCTATCCGCTGGGTTGGGACCCGGTGATGGTGCGCAACTACCGCGCGTCTCTCGTCTCACCGGAGGATCGGGCCGTGCTCGCGGAACGTGTCGAGCTGGTGAAGGCGGCACTGGCATGAAAGTCCTGTTTGTCTCTCCCGGCCCCGATACCGCCGGACTCGGCATCGGCATGAAGCGCGCCTTCCAAGCGAACGGCATCGGCGCGAGAGCGATCCGGATGCAGGACTCGCCCTGGCACTACCCGGCCGATATCACCTGGGACGGCTCGCCCGAGACAGCCGACGAAGTGCGCGAGTTGTGGCGGGACGCTGACGTGATCCATATCTTCGAGCATCCGCGCGCCGCGAAGTGGTTCCCCATCGAAGGCAAGACGGTAGTGGTGCAGCATCTTGGCACCGCGTATCGCTCCAATCCTCAGGAAGTCTCCGAGGCGTGCCGATCCGTTGGGGCTATCGAATGCGCCGACATGCACGACCTCATCCGCATCAAGCCGATGCCGTGGCTACCGGACGTGGTGACGCCGCATGACTTAGAGAAGACGCCACACGACGGCATCGTAATCGCCCACGCTCCGACCAACCGCGAATACAAGTCAACTAGTGTAGTCATCCGCGCAGTCGAAGCGGTGATGCAAATTCACCCGAATGTGAGGTTCAGCTTGATCGAAGGCGTCTCCAATCGAGAATGCATCGCGCGCAAAGCGGCTTGCGATATCTTCGTGGACGAGTTGACGCTCGGCTACGGGCTCAATGCTTTGGAGGTATGGCAGATGGGCATTCCTGACGTGTCAGGGCTCGCGGATCTCGAAACCCGGGCCCTGATGCGCCGGGACTTCGACTTGCCGTTTCTCGACGCCACAGCGGACACGCTAGGGGGTATCCTAGAGTGGTTGATAGCGGAGCCGGCCCGGATACGCCACTGGGGCGAAGTCGGACGGGCGCACCTAAAGAGGTTCCACTCTCAGCGAGCGGTAACGGAGCGCGCGGTCAAGCTCTACGAGGGCACGCTCCGATGAGGCTCATGATCGTTGGGGACCTCGATACCACAGGGTTCGGCACCGTCACGATGGACCTCGGACGGGCGTTGCTCGCTCGCGGTGTCGATGTCCGCTTCGTGGCCGACCCTTCGACTGGCGGCACCATCGGCGAGCCTTTCGCGTCCCGTACCGCGTGGCTGACTGAGGGCTGGCTACAACTCACCGACGAAGGCAAAGATCACTTCCGCCACATGTATGATGGCGGGGCCTTCGAGGACGGCTGGACTCCCGATGCTGCGCTCCTGATCGGCGACCCCGGCTCGCTCATTGGCAACCCCGTGCTCTCAGTCAAGCCCGAGGGGTTCCCGCTCTGGCACTACGCTCCAATCGAAGGATTGGGTATCCCTCCGGCATGGGGCTCGATATGGTCTGTCGCGAAGCCGATCGCCATGTGCGAGTTCGGCGCGGACGAAATGGAGAAGGCCGGCATCCCCCGCCCGCCGTTTGTCTATCACGGCGTGGACACCGACACGTTCCGCGAAGTCTCCGGGCTGCGACCCCTGATCGTGGATCATCAGATACTCCGAACCAAGGCCGAGTGCCGCAAGCTGTTCGGTCTGCCGCAAGGTGCAACCGTGCTCCTGCGAACGGATCGCTACATGGTGCGCAAGGCCTACCCGTCGATGTTGCGAGCGGTCATGCCGGTCCTGGCGCTGCATCCCGAAACAATCCTCGTGCTCCACTGCCAGCCCCGAGATTTGGGCGGCGACCTCCGGGTGGAGTTGTCCAAGTACGGCCCGCTAACTCGTCAAGTCATGCTGACCCCCGGCCGGCTCTCCCGTGAAGGACTCGTGGCGCTCTACAACTCCGCTGATATCTACCTGTCCTCTGGTCCTGAGGGGTTCGGGCTCACCGTTGCAGAGGCATTGGCGTGCGGCGTTCCTGCTGTCGCGCTGGACATTACCGCGCTGCCCGAAGTCGTCGGCCCCGGTGGGACGTTGGTTCCCGTAGGCCAGCTCGTGGACTCGATCTACTCCAATTACTGGGCATACCCGGATGAGGAAAAGTACGGTCTGGCCGTTCAGTACCTCGTGGAACACAAGGCCAAGCGCGAGGCGTTGGGGATGCTCGGCGCGATGCACGTGCGGAGCAAGTTCCAATGGTCGCAGGCGGCCGCGGAGTTTGAGACAATCATGGCACCGGAGCAGGAAGCTGAGGCAGTCGCATGAGCTTGCTCTATCCGGTCCAGCCCGCCGACGTGCGGCAGTACCTCGAATTGGACGCTACTCCTTCGAAGTCGAAGTACACCGACGGCATCCTGTACGGCCATATTGCTGCCGCGAACAGCTACCTAGAACACGAAACCCATAGGTACCTCGCGGACCACGGCTCAATCGTGTGGAGCGCGACGACGCTACTCCGGGCGCAGATCACCATTCCGGGCTTCCGCACGTTCTCTAGTGTCTCGTGGGGGCCGGTCGGCGGGACGGTCATTCTGAATGTCTCGATCCCCGGAGACGGCACCTCCGGCCCGCTGTATGCGATCCCCGACGAACTCTCGACGGGCGTCTACATCGCCCTTCAGCAGAGACCGTGGCGAGTGGACAACGAGAATTGGTATCTGTCGGTCTTCGACTGGTGGGGCCGGGCGTACGACTCGCCATTCTTCCCTGGCAACCTTGGCGGCGGCTACGCGTGGACCTCGATGCCAAACGACCTCCTCATTCAAGGCGAGGGCGGCTGGGCCTTCGGTTCCTCCCCGGACGCTTACCGCCATGCGCTCCTGATCCTCGCGTCATTCTTCACGAAACGGAGTACCTCGCTACTTGCGGACGTTGCGATCACGCCCGGCGGCGGGGTGGTCCACTACTCGCGGATGCCTGACGAAGTGCGGACATTCATCGACTCGTGGAAGCTCGGAGAGCAGGCAACCTCAGTTGGCTGAAACCCTGATCGGCTACGAAGCGCTACAGGCCCGACTGCAGCGGTTGGGCCACATGGATGCGCGCCTCATGGACATGCTGCGAATGCAAGCCGTCCGCGAAGTGAAGCAACGCGCACCGCGCAAGACAGGCAACCTGTCGCGGTCTATCGGGTCCGCGCGTGTTTCTGATACCGAGGCGCGGGTGTATGCGCGGGCCGACTACGCCGCGTCGGTCGAAAAGGGCGCGCGTCCGCATGACATCACGCCGAACGCTAAGAAGGCGCTCCGGTTCGCGCTCGGTTCGGGGGCGCGGCTGACTGGCTCCCCGCGAGTGGGGGCGGGCGTGATCTTCGCGATGGTAGTCCACCATCCCGGCAACAAGCCGCACCCGTACCTTGAACCCGGAGTCAAGGCGGCTATCCAAGGTGCCGGACTCGCCAATGAAGTCAAGCTCATCTGGGAGGGCGAGTAATGGTCTGGACCGGCACGGCCGTCATCCCGACGACGTTCCAAACCGACCGCCAAGATATCCATGCGCTCGTGATCGCGATTGCCGACGGGTGGATCACCTACTGCCAGACAAACGCCATCGCTGAGGGGATCGTGCGCGCGCGCTGGCACGTCCTCCCTGAAACGCTGGACGGCGAGGGGCCATTCGTCTACCTCTCAGAGATCACCGAGCGGATCACGCACGACATGCAGACCCGGACCACGGTGTTCGAAGGCGGCGTCGGTTACGTGGATACCTACGGCGATCCCGAGGAAGTGGATGACCGCATCAACGCATTCAGCGATTACATGCGAGACGTGTTCACCTACAACGCCCAGACGATGGACTCCGGGCACGGCGTGTTCGAAGAATACGAGGCGGCCGATGCCAACCCCTTGCACGAGGGGCCTTACCCCTACCCCCACTTCATGATCCGCTGGCGCTATGTCGTCCAAGGCGGCTATCGATAAGGGCGTGAGCCCGAAAGGAGAGCAACAGTGTCAGTCACCCCGCTCCCGGGCCACGTAAGGTTCCGGGCTTATCAGATGGGACCGGAGAGTGCGATGAACACTCCCGTTCC